TCCTTTCCTCCTTTATCCTTATGTCTGCAGATATATTTTATAGCATTCCCTTCTGCGAAAGGCAAATTATTTTTATTCGCAAATTCGCTGGGCTGAATTTTAAATTTTAAATAATGAGATCCTCCTATTTGTTTATCGTATATGTCCATAGTTTCCTAACTCCTTTCCAGTTTGAGATTTTAAAACCCATGCGTCGTAAATTCCCCGACTAAACATGGTATATAATAATCTACGTTGTACGAACAAAGGTTCAGCTTTATATCTGTATAAGGATAGGTCTCCTACTACATTATCAAAAGTCGTTCCTTTAATTTTATGTATGTTTCCATATTTAACTCTGATTTTTCCATCAGGATCAAATCCATCTTCTATGACTTTTCTAATGTATACCATTCTTTCTGTATGTTGTTTGGCATCACATCCTTTTGCACGTTTTCTTAAAAGATCAAAATATTTAACTTCTTTGACTGTAGGTTTTAAAAGCTGTGCCTGAATAAGTTCATCTACGGTATAATCTTTATTTATCCATTCCTCAAATTTAAATTTACCTTTACCACGAACAATCGCTTCACTTCCTAAATAGTCCCAAAAATGTTTAATTTGTTTTAAACTTTTAGGTGCCCCTTCAATAAAACTTGGCCATTCATCATGACACTTAAGTTCTTTATTAGAGACATGAGCACTGTTTGTAATGTGAGCATATTCTATACCATATTTATGGAAAAATTTTTTAAACCCCGCATCACTTGGTTTACCTCGATAAGCAAATATGAAGGTTTGTTTAGTGTTTTTTATTTTATCAATGAGGATTTGTAAATTTTGAGAAGGATTAAGATCTTGGAGAGAATAAATATTTCCTTTTATATCAGGAACAGGTAACCATTTTCTTGTATATCCATAATGTTTCCATACAGGTGCAATGATTTTTTTACAAAAAGTATTGATAGCTTCCCCACATCGTTTCCCTTGGGTTAATTCAAGCCATGGGTTAGCTGATATTCGGTGGAAATAATCTGCATCTGAACCAGCCCATTCATAAATAGTTTGATCAGGATCTCCCACTAAATAGAAATGTTCATCTTTAACGTTCTTGGCCATTTTAAAAACAGCTTTGAGTTGAGGACGATTAGTATCTTGAGCCTCGTCTACAATGAGAGCTTCGATATCTGATTCAATATTCTTTTTGTTATATTCTGTAATCATATCGGCAAAATCATATAATCTTTCTTCTTTTTTATAATTTTGATATTCGGTATTTAATTCTAAAAGTTGTTGTAAATGATAGGGAGTGTACTCACTTCGATCTGTGGCTGGGTGAATCCAGTGTTCTCCTAATGAACGATCATGTCCATAAGCCGCTTTTATAAATTTAAAGAAAGCATGGTCTTGATAAGGATTGGATCCAAACTTAGCGTATGAAAAACCTGTATGTCGTATACATAAATTTTTAAAATCTTCATTGTCTTGTTCATCAAATACTTCTCGTCGCTCTAATCTTTTTTTACAATAATGATGAATAGTACAGATACGGTCTTCAAAAAATTCTCTCCGACGTCCACTTTCTTTTACTTCAGGGAGATTTATAATAGCAGTTAGAATTTCCCCGACAGCTGTATTAGTATGCGAAATTAAAACAATTTTATCCGGATCGTACAGTTGAAAAAGTTCCCGATAGGTATCAACTAAAAAGAAATGGGTTTTCCCTGTACCGGGAGGACCCACGACTACTCTAGGTTTGATCATTAGTTTTCTCCTTCACCTCTATGGCTTCCCCTTCAATAATTAAATCTTCTTTTGGAACCTCATATTTTTGAATACGCCAACGTACGCATGATTTATTGTTGATTTTCCCTTTGATTTTTTCCGCCTTCAAAATTTTTTGAACTTTTAAGACTAAGTCTACTCTTGCCATTCTTATTCTTCTTTCCTCTAGATAATCTTCAAAATCATTGAGATTGAATTCTATGTATTTTTTTTGCATACTAAAATAAGGACGCTTGTAAACAAGCAAACTATTAGTATCTGAATGAGCTCCTTTTTTACTGATGTATTGACCAAAATGTTTAATAAAAACCATATCCTCAGCCGCTTCTTCTACATACTCATCTGAAGTGGATCTTGCTTCAAATTTCATTTTCATAACTTTGTCAAAGTCCACAGGTTTCATTTTAGGAACCCATACAGCGGCTTGTTTCATGACTTCGTCATAGAACGGTATTTGTTTCATAAGAGTAGGTCCGTTTACTATTATCTCTATCTTTTTTGGTTTTCCTTCTACAATGGCATTTACTTGAACTAAATATCTATCTTGTCCGTATTCAAGAATCTCTCCTATTACAGCTGCGTTTTGTATGACCTCATAGCCAACCCCTACCCAACTAAATAATTCTGAAATAATTTTAGGAGTACACCCAATAATTTCAGCTAGTTTAGGTATTCCAAAATTTTTTTGTGCGTCCTTTCCAGTGGTTCCTTTTTCTGCTCTGTCTTCTGCTTCGTTATCATCCGATACAAGAGCTAAATTATAAACAAATTCATTAACCTCCTCTTCGCTCCATTTAGTATGTTTTAATAAAACTCCTGCTACCGCTGTGCAATAACTATCTCTTTGACCTTGTGAAGCATAAAGAATGCATAACGCTGTTGATAAAGCTACTTTTCTTAAATCAAGATTTAAGTCACCTGGATATTCATTTACTCCTTCATATTTTTCCCATTCAACTAATTCATCAGCTTTACTGTGTTTAGATTTAGGGACTATAGTATATTGACTACTTCCACTTCTAATTTCGCAAAGCGTTGCTCCATGTGGGAATTTTTCATAGTAGTTTTTAAATTCTTTTGGAAGGGTAAATTTTTTAAAATCTAATTTACCTTTCCACCAATAATGACTTCTAGGATTGGAAGGTCTTCCAGAGATGGCACTGTTAGACTTAGCATATTTCTCTATAAATCTTTTTGCTAATTCGTTATCAATATCAAAATCAATATCTCCATCTAGTCTTAATCCGATCGCACAATGAGTGTATTTATTTTTCCATTCTTCTTTCGATATTTTAAAACTTGGATCTTGCCAATTTTTTACGATGGGCGTCCCCTTTAAACAAGGGATTATGATTCGATCTGAATCTATCCATTGCTCATAGGTATCCGGTGCCTGTTTATTTACTTTCTGCATAATAAGTTAATAGGGCGGGTTAAGTCTCCCGCTCCCGCCCCACTCCTCGGAGCTTATAAACTTAACGTTTTCCTTTTGGCTTCGTCCGGTTCAGGTTTAGCTTGCACTTCACCTTTTCCAACACGGTCAGCAAAAGTTTTTGCAATTTCGTAAATAGATTTATCAGTCACTGGACCTATCTTACTCACATCCCAACCAAACCAAGTTCCTTTGTCATTCGACATTTGAACTGTTTTTAGTTTATAAATGTGGCTATATGTAGGCGGTGTGAACAAACCTTTTTGTCCTTGAAGTTTTATCCCCATCATCATTGAGTTCCATTTTCTACTCACTTTTAATTGAGTAGCTTTCATAGAAATCAAAGCTGTTGTGGGAGTTTTCCCCAAGAGAATAACATAATGATTTGCAGTATTCTCAAGATAATTACCATTAGGTAATCGATCTTTGTAGGATTTATCCCGAGTTGTTTTACTCAGAATATCACTCGCAGCTGAATGTATTGCTACAGGTGCTCCTTTACTCTCTCCTCTGTCTTGCCATTCAACATAGTGTCTTTGGTAATAGACGGGCAAAACTTCTATCCCCTTACTTCCGTCATAACTTTCATTAGTAACGGTATTAAGAATCATGCCGGGTTGTGCTCCTTCGACATATTTCCCATGTTGTTTATTTACTTCGGGAGATAGTTGTCCCAAGACTTTCAAAAACGGTAGCGCAAGATCTTCTTGCGAAATGTTTTGAGAGCCTTTGTCAGCATCAGCTTCGAATAAATTCGTAGATAATGCTCCTCCTGATTCACGTTTCGTGACGCTTTTTCCATTGTTCATGGTTATTGTTTCCTTTTAATTGTGGTTCGGTTTCCTACGAACACGTTAAAAATATCCGCTGGTATTTCTTTACCTGCTTCAGTACGCTCACGGACTAGCGCTTTCAGGGTCATAGGCTCAACCTTCAACTTTTGTGTCGGTTGAAACCCTTGACCCTTCGCAAGGTTAGCATATTCTGCCG